AAGCAAACGCCGATCAGAAACCGGGAGCGACGTGCTTCCGGTTTTCCGCGCAGCAGGTGGAAAAGATCTGCTGAGCTTAGTAAATCTGGTGCGGGCATCCATCTGCATTATATTTACACCGGTGATCCGGCTAAGCTAAGCAGGATCTACGATGAAAACATCGAAATCAAGGTATTCATGGGAAAATCTTCTCTGCGAAGAAAATTGTCGAAGTGCAATGATATTTCCATCGCAAACATCAGCAGTGGCTTGCCGTTGAAGGGAGAAAAAGCAATGGTCGATGTAAAGCAGATCCAGAATGAGAAGCATCTGCGCATTCTCATCAAGAAAGCGCTGGCAAAGGAGATCAGCCCGTATACGAAGCCAAGTGTGGACTTTATTGCCCATGTTATAGACGAGGCATATGAAGGCAACGTCCCTTATAATGTGGATGACATGCGGAATGCCATCTTGGGGTTCGCCGCCAGCAGTACCAATCAGGCGGAGACCTGTCTGAAGATCGTGGCGAAGATGCACTTCAAATCGAAGGATGATATTCAGCGGGAGGCCCCTGCGGGGGAGGAAGCGCCATTGATATTTTTAGACGTGGAGGTGTTCCCGAATCTGCTGCTCGTGAACTGGAAGTTTGCCAAGCAGGGGCCTGTACACCGCATGGTGAATCCTGCACCGGACGAGATCGAGAGCCTGACAAAGTATCGGTTGGTCGGCTTCAACAACCGCAAGTACGACAACCATATCCTTTGGGCCCGCATGATTGGGATGTCGGTGGAGCAGATCTATGCGTTGTCCAAACGGATCGTCAACGAGCACACGGGCTTCTTTGGTGAGGCGTACAACCTGTCCTACACTGATATTTGCGACTTCTCATCGAAAAAACAGAGCCTAAAGAAGTTTGAAATCGAATTGGGCATCCATCATCAGGAGCTGGGACTTCCGTGGGATCAGCCGGTGCCGAAGAGCCTGTGGGACAAGGTGGCCGAGTATTGCGACAACGACGTGATCGCGACCGAGACCCTGTTCTACTCGAAAACGTGTCAGGCAGAGTTTGTGGCACGTGAGATCCTGGCAGACCTTGCCGGCATGACGGTGAACGACACGACAAACTCGCTGACAACACGCATTATTTTCGGCAAGGAAAAACACCCCCGGCTGGTCTACACCGACCTTGCCACGGGGAAATCCGATGTAATCGTGGAAGTCGAGCCTGATATTTTGACGGACTGCAACATCATCAATGCCTTTCCCGGTTACGAGTGGACCAAAGGTGAAGATGGCAAGTACCACAACATGTTCCGGGGCACAGACCTGGGCATGGGCGGTTATGTCTACGCTGAGCCAGGAATGTACACGAATGTAGCTTTGTTGGACGTTGCGTCGCTGCATCCGCATTCGGCTGTTGCCATGAACTACTTTGGCGAGTACACCAAGCGTTTCAACGACCTGATGGATGTGCGAATCTATGTCAAGCACGGCGAGTACGAGAAGGCAAAGGGGCTCTTTGGCGGTAAACTGGCAAAATACCTCGATGATCCGCAGCAGGCAAAGGATCTGGCGGAGGCGTTGAAAATCGCCATCAATTCGGTTTACGGGTTGACCAGTGCAAGCTTTGACAACCCGTTCCGCAACCCCAAGAACGTCAACAACATTGTGGCGCTTCGAGGAGCTTTATTTATGCGCACTTTGCAGGATGAAGTGCAGCAGCGTGGCTTTAAGGTGGCGCACATAAAAACGGATTCGATCAAGATCCCCGATGCGACCCCGGAGATCATTGCGTACTGCATGGATTTTGCGAAGAAGTACGGCTACACGTTCGAGCATGAGGCAACCTACGAGCGGATGTGTCTGGTGAACAATGCCGTTTATATTGCAAAGTATATGACTGCCGACCAGTGCGAGGCGCTTTACGGTTATATCCCGAGCGACTGCAAGGACGAAGGCGGCGAATGGACGGCTACGGGCACACAGTTCCAAGTGCCGTATGTGTTCAAGACTCTGTTCTCCAAGGAGAAGATCGAGTTCACTGACCTCTGCGAGACAAAGACCGTTTCCAAGGGCGCTATCTATCTCGACAAGAACGAAGATCTGCCTGAAGGCGAACACAATTATATTTTTGTGGGACGCGTGGGACAGTTCTGCCCGATCATGCCGGGAAAGGGCGGCGCTCTGCTGCTGCGGGAAGCGGGCCTGACAGATACTGGCGAACGGAAATATGCTTCTGTGACCGGAGCAAAGGATTACCGCTGGCTGGAAAGCGAGGCGGTCTATCAGCTCCAGATGCAGGAGGATATCGACAAAAGATATTTCAACCGGGAAGTCGATGAGGCAGTTGAGGAAATCTCCAAGTACGGCGACTTCAACTGGTTCGTTGGCGACGACGGTGTTGCTCCCTGGACAGCGCCGGATCTTCCCTGGAGCGATGCACAGGAAGAAGCAGCAAGAAATTTTGACGTGAGGTGATATTTTATGTGTCATGGAAGTTTGTATGACCCCTATGGCCATCGTATCGGGTTTGTCAATAACTTTTACACTAAACTGGGTTCTGCTCAAATGAATCTTGAGCTGGAAGATGGAAGAACGTTCCAGTTCAATCCGGGTGATCTTCTGCGTGACCGTCAGGGTGACTGGCATATTCGGAAGCTGGAAGAGTCGATGCTCGATTCTATGCGCTACATACACTGGGCTGACTGTGTGATGGAAGAGGCAACCAAAAAGAAGGAGGAAACCAATATGACCGCAGCAAGTATCAAGAATGTTATCTTTGCTCCTCCGGCCACGATCGTTTACTGGTCGGATGGTTCCAAGACCGTTGTAAAGTGCAGCGAGAAGGATGTTTTCGACCCGGAGAAGGGGCTGGCCATGGCGATCGCAAAGCGTTGCGGTGGCAACAAGGGCAACTATTACAAGGAGATCCAGAATTGGGTCAAGAAGAGCGGGAAGAAGTATCACGGGAAGACTGCTACGCAGAAGAAAGCTGCCCCTAAGTCTAATCCCGATCGAGAATCTATGAAGAAGTGGATTTCCAAGGCCAATGAGGACTGGAATGAGTGCCTTAAAGCCAGCGCAAATAATGACAATACGGCGCTCCTTCTCAATATGAATGCCCTCACTGCAGACCTGAAAATTCTGGAAAATGAAATCAACAAGTAAAAAAGGAGACTGATATTTATGTACACCAAGCGCCAGAAAGTCAATATCGACGATACCCGTTTTATCTTTACCACCAACTTCTCCGGCGACCCGGAGCGTGACCGCTTTGGCTCTGACCAGCGCCGTGTCAACGTGGTAATTCCTACCGAGGAGCTCGCGCAGCATCTGCTGGATCTGGGTGTAAAGGTCAAGCAGACCAAGCCGAACCCTGAGCGCACTTACGACGAGCCGTTTGTGCCCACGCTCTACGTGCCGGTCAACATCAAGATGGACTCCAAGTGGCCGCCGCACATCTATTGGGTCACAACTGCTGGCAAGCGCCTGCTCTGCAACGAGGACACCATCAGCCAGTTGGACTTCATCCGCGTCAAGAACGTCTGCCTGCAGGCAAATCTCGTTGAGAAGAGGAACGCACCCGGTGAGTACAGCCTGTATGCTGATGTGATGTACGTTGAGCAGGATGCTGATGCTGACCCGTATGCGGAGCGCTACGCTCAGTACGCAGAGCCTGCTCCTGAAGTGCCGTTCTAAGGAGGAGTACATGAAGAAACTGTTTATCAGCTGCCCGATGCGCAACCGCACGGAATACGCCATCAAAGCATCCATGGAGCAGATGCATCGGATTGCAGAAGCCGTCTTTGGCGAAGAACTGGAGGTCATTCCGACTTATTTTGAGGGTGATCCTCCTGAGAATAGCAACCAGGCTCTCTGGTATCTCGGTGAGAGCATCAAAAAGATGTCGGAAGCAAACTACTTCATTGGCATCTACGACGAGGACCAGAGCTATCGTGGCTGTATCATCGAAAACCGCACGGCGAAAAGCTACGGTATTCCGTCCTACATTGTGAACATCAGCTTCATTGCACCGGATGTCATCGAACAGAAGTGCATTGATAAGCGTGTAGCAAACCTCAAAATTTATTAAATGATATTTCCGAGTGTCGAGGTTAGTCCTCGGTTGAATGCTCCAGCCGGTGAGTGCCCACGTCGCAAATGGCGTTCTCAGAGGAGGCAGCTCGATTGATACTTTGATTTTTGGAGGTTGAACGTATGAAAGTCTTGAGAATCCAGCCCAAGAAGTATCCTGAAGTTATTGAAATCGACGGCTCGCTCGAATCTCTTCAGAAAGAAGTGGCCGGTCCGATTCAGGCGGTCTACCCGTGGGATGATCCGGTTGCGCTTATCTGCAACGAGGAAGGAAAACTGGCCGAAGATTCCTTCAGTAACTGTAACAGAGTGCTTTGTAATGAGATTGGGATTCCCTATGATATTGTTGTTGGAACTTTCCTGATCGTTGGTCTGACCAAGGATGATTTCGGCGACCTGTCACAGGAACTCACTCAGAGGTACGAAAAGCTTTTCCATAACCCGGAAGAGTTTGATTACTTTACAGATGCTCAGGGAAGAACACATCTGGACGTTCGCCCCTGTGAACCTGAAGATAATGCTAAATAATCCGTTTCCTTTACAGATGCATGAGAGCTTCGGAGAAATCTGAGGCTCTTTTTATTTTGGGTCAGTAGCTTAGTCTGGCTGAAAGCTGGCAGCTCATAACTGCGTGATCGCGGGTTCAAATCCTGCCTGACCCACCAGAGGTGCAAGCCTTATATTTGAATAAACAAAGGAGAAAACAGCATGAGCGCAAGAAACTATGTCCCGGCAATGGTGAAATGGATGGTCGAGGAAGGTACCAAGAACACCTCCAGCGGCAACTGGATATTCACGAGCGCGGAAATTGCAGAAGCATTTCCTGTAGCCGAAAGCAGCGTGATTGAGATGTTTGGAGCAATCCTGACCGAAGTTTATCAGCATGAAGCTGTGGCGGAAGCAAATGTAAATTTCGAGAGCGACGGTTCGGCAACTTTCGATTTGACCTTCTACACAGATTACTGCCCGAACATCAGTGATGAAACAAAGGCTGGGTGATTTTCATGGGTGATAGCAAAGTTACAAAGCGCTGTGCAAAGTGTGGCGCTGTGATGCACAACGTGTCTGTGGCAAGGAAATACTGCGATTTTTGCAGATTTGGCTATGCAACCAATGACCCGGTACTGCCTTTGGTACATCCGAAGTACACTGGGCCGACTCTGCAGGAAATTATGAGAGAGGCTACCAAGGAGGGGCTTCAGTATGCAGAATATTGTAAAAAACATGGACTGCACTAATCACATAAAGGAACTCTGGAAAGTTTTTACAAAAGAAGGCAAAGAACTTTTTTCCTACACGATTCGCGGTGAAGGTGAAGACGAGGAAGAATGCACCAAACAGCTTTTAGCTTATGAGAATCATTGCTATCCTAACCAGATTCATGTTCACACGGAAATGAGGTGATTGGATGGCAGGTATAACGCTCTATGACTACCAAAAAGATGCACTGGAACGAATGAAAATCGGATGCATCTTATGTGGTGGTGTGGGAAGCGGAAAATCAAGAACCAGTTTGGCATTTTACTATACGCTCTATGGTGGCACAGTCAACACCAAAAACTACGTTAAGATGCATGATCCACCCGACTTGTGTATTATCACCACTGCGAGGAAGCGCGATACAGGCGAGTGGGAGGAAGAGCTGGCCCATTTCTATATGTCCACCGACAGCGACCTTGATATTTACAATCACAAGGTGGTTGTGGATTCATGGAACAACATCGGAAAGTACGTTGGCGTGAAGAACGCATTTTTTATTTTCGATGAGCAGAGAGTCGTTGGCAGCGGGCAATGGGTCAAATCCTTCCTGAAAATCACGAAGGAGAATGACTGGATTCTTCTGAGTGCTACTCCGGGAGATTGTTGGACAGATTACATTCCGGTGTTTATTGCAAACGGGTTCTATAAAAACCGGACGCAGTTCAACAATGAACACGTAATCTATAGTCGTTTTTCCAAGTTTCCGAAAATTGACCGGTATCTGAACACCCAGCGACTGGTACGCCTGCGTGAACGGGTGCTTGTAGATATGGACTTTGAGCGACCTACTGTATCTCACCATGAGAATATTTTTGTCGAGTATGACAAGCCTAAGTATCTGGAAATTTGTAAAACTCGCTGGAACCTGTGGGAAAACAAACCCATTGAGACCGCCAGCGAGTTTTGTTATTTGCTGCGGAAACTGGTGAACACAGACCTGACTAGGTCGCAAAAAGTTCTGGATATTTGCATGACCCGCCCCAGAGTCATAATCTTCTATAATTTCGATTATGAGCTGGATATTCTCATGAATCTGCCCTATGGCGATGATGCGGAAGTAGCGCAATGGAACGGCCATAAGCACCAGCCAATCCCTGACGGTAAGAAGTGGGTATATCTGGTCCAGTACAACGCCGGTGCAGAAGGTTGGAACTGCATCAAGACCGATACCGTCATATTCTACTCGCAGAACTACTCCTACAAAATTATGGAGCAGGCTGCAGGCAGAATCGACCGGCTGAACACACCTTACAAGAACCTGTTCTACTATCATCTGAAGAGCAGGGCGGGAATTGATCTGGCGATTTCGAGGGCACTGAACTCGAAGAAAGCGTTTAATGAAAGGAAATTTTATGGAGCATGATATTTATGATTCTTTAAGGTTTATTGCGACGACCTGTGAGAAAATGGAAGATGCCTTAAATGCGATTGCAGAATACTTCGAGAAAGTAACAGCTTGTCTCATGGACTTGATTGAAGGAATTAAGAGGCAGTCATTGAAGATGATTCTGCAGAAGCTGCGCCCTGACTACAAGGACAAATGCAAAATCCGGTGGCTGGATATTCCCAACAAGGTTATGCAGGGGAGAATCAGGAGGTTCTGCTAATGGGAAATATTTCAAAGAAAAATAGAAAGAAGCTTGTCAAAGTTATTAACGCCAATTGCCATCGCGTAACGCACTTTGGCGAGCAAGATGCAACGTTTGTTCCTTACGACAGCAGTCCGTTGTCTGCTATTTGGAAATATCTCTGTATCAGGAACGACGGTGTTATCACAGGCCGCTTCTTGGTTGATCGAAGCGAAAAACATATTCCTTTTAGCGAGAGATACTGTTACATCAATGCTCCAGAACAACTGTTTATTCCGAGAGCACATATTGAAATCAACAAACAAATTGTCAATAGACTTAAAGAGCGTAACCAGCTTTATGCTGTTTATTACACATGGAGGAAAGCAAAATGATTAAAGATTCCGGAGACCGCACCGAATTTGAAACCGGTGCCAAGCGCGATATGCACGCAGGGAAGGGACGGATGGATCTTTTGCCTTGGTATGGCATCATGGAGGTCAGCAAGCACTGCGAGGAAGGCGCGCTGAAGTATGGTGAGCATAATGTGGACAAGGGGATCCCGCTGCATTCGCTGCTGGACAGTGCTTCTCGGCATCTGGCGAAGTACATGGTCGGAATGGACGACGAGGACCACCTGCGAGCTGCCTGCTGGAATTTGCTTTGGGCTCTTAACCAGCGCGTGACGCACCCGGAATTGGATGATAGGTTTGTGCCAAAGATGAAAAGCTCGAACGATGAACAATTTATTACAGTTGTCTGCAGTTCCTGTGGTAGTCATTTTGAAGCGCCGACCGAATGGTGGGTCCGTAAAAGAGCACAGTATACCAATATTCCAGACGGAGTGATGACGACTTGCCCTCATTGTGGGAATGTAACAATCGTTCGGGAGGTGAAGCCTGATGAATGACTGGATGCGCGAAGTGGATTATGCAACCTACTGCCCGAAGTGCAAGAGCTTCAAGGTGCTGAAGACGGATGAACCCTGCAACGAGTGCCTGACGGAGTGTGCACGGGAGGGCAGCAAGAAGCCCGTGAAGTTCGAGGAGAAGACGCGAAAATAACAGACTCCTTTATGAGGTAAACTCATATTTGAAAGGAGATACTTATTATGAAAAAAGCATTGAAGGTTATTGTAAAAATGGCATGTATGTGCGGTGCCATAGCATTACTGCTGTTTGAAGCTTATGACACATGTATTAGACCGAAGATCAATATGATCAAATCTGAGACATGGAACAAGGCTTGGGACAGCGGGTATAAATACGGATATCACAATGGCCGTTTTTGCGGACTGTATGATGCACTTAGAAACGAGTATATTACACATGAGGAATATGAGAAACTAATTGGAGAAGATTAAAGGTGAAGAGCCGTGGAGAAATCTGCGGCTCTTTGTTTTTTATCATCGAAGGAGATGCTTGTATGCAACGTATGAACATTAAATGCTGCCATTGTGGGGACTATACTCCATTTATCACAGAGGAGAACATTGAAGTTATTCCTCAAGTTAATCTCACAAGAACCGACATGGATTGTTTGGGCGATATCGCTGAGGCATTGAGGGAATGCGGTTGCTTGGGTACGTGTGATTTCTTACGCCGGGTTCAGAGTGAAGTGACCAAAATCGTAGAGTATCAGGAGGAACGGTGAACGCTAAATGATATTTGCTGAAGAGGATTTGAACTCTTTGAATGCTATTGCTGGACTATTGGCTTCATTCGGGTGTGATAGTCAGGCTGGCTGTGTGCTTTATATTCAGCACAAAATCGCAAAGACCATGGAGGCTGACGAAAGGAAATGCAGAAATGAGAAACATGTCTAAGAAAACCTGGAAACTCCGGGTTTGGAATCACATGACCGAGATGCAGAAGCTGGATTATCTTCTTACGAAAGCGGGCATTACGCATGAGATGGAAAGAAGATTTCCTGAGAACGATAAAAACCGGCCTGAAGTTTACGGCCCTGGAGCACTGCATGATGGGGGCTATCAGATTACAGTTCGAGATAAATCTGGCACATATCTGTGGGATGCGGTATGCGGTTGGTGCACTTACGGGTTTCCTCATTTACTCGAGGTGTGCGGGCTAGCACTTGTTGATCATTATGATGTCGAGGGCTGGCTCACGGCTCGGCAGGTTATGAAGATGTGGAGGCGTAGAAATGCTGCGAAAAATCGCTGATTTTGTCAAAAAGATATTCCGCATGGAGCCAATCCCGACGACGGTTACTACCCTGCGGGAGGCTTTACAGGCCTTGGAGGTGGCTCGGAACCACTTCGAGCACTGTGACCCGGAATTTGTGGATGCGGCTATTTTTGAGTTGAACGCTGCGGAGTGCCGAGTGGATGCAGTTAGGAGGTGTGTGGGGTGACAACATTCTATTTTCCAGCTTACAAATGCAGCTTATGCGAACAGAAATTCAATGATGGTCTCTGCTATGTCGGTTTAGCCGATGCTCTAAATCATGTGCCTGAATTGAAAAAATATGAACCGGTTCACCACTGCGAGCATGGAAATATTGGCTTCGGAAAGTTTGCAGGGTTTGAAAGGGTTGATAAAAATGACTGATGTTTGGACGAAAGTTGGCAAATTTCTTGGCCGGGCTATTGCGCTGACACTTATTTTGTGCGCTTGGGCCATCATTATTGCATTCACGCTGAAGGTGCTTTGGCTTATCTGGTTTCGGATTCTGCTGTGAGGTGAGAAGGCTATGGACAATGGAAGAGTGCCATATGAAGAAGCCGTAGAAGCTATCCGGAATCGGATTAAGACAGTGTACGAATTTTCTGATGATGACATTGAAACCATCTACGCGAATGGCCGACCTATTGATATGGTACGAAAACAAACTCGGAATGCCCTTACTACATATGATCTTGAGTATGGCTACAGGGTTCCGGTTGGAAATTTCACGTCGATAGACGATGTTGCTTGGCTGTTGGCGAATAGCTATATCACTTTGCAAGACGCACGAATCTGGTGCATTAACACCAATCACTCACTGGTTGATATGGAGCAAGCGGTAGGAAGTATTCGATACGGTCAGACAGAAACTACGACTATCCCAGCTTGGCATGAAAAGAAAAGATCTTGGCCGTATCGGTTGGTTGCTTTTCTGAACGAAGTAATTGATATGTTTGTACAAGCTATTACGGAGGATTTCTTATGAAACACACTTTTATCTTTACCTGCACAGACAACGGTGGCGGCTATCAGAGCTTTGAAGTCAGGGCGACCGACAAGCAGGAGGCCATCCGTAAAGGCATGAAAACAGCGAAGAAGTTCGCTTGCGGAGAAATCTGTGGCGACTGGGAGTGTAAGTTGAAGCGAGAGGATAGTTTATGAACGAGGACTTTGGAACGATTACCATTCTTGCTCCTAAATGCCAGAAGTGTCCGAAGGTGAAATCCTGTGACCATAAGCAAATGGCTCATCTCGGGTACATGATTGTGCCAAGAGGTGCTGGAAAGAGCCTCGGACAGCTCGAAATAGTGGACACATGGATGAAAAGGAGAACTAATTATGAAAATCATTGAACCTAAGTACGAAATTCTCACTGATATCTCTGAGGGTGGCATCAAGGAGCTGCAGCAGATTGAGCGGGTGGCCCGGGTCTGCTACAAGAGCGAGGATAAGATCACGCCGGATGGTGAGTCGGCAAAGAAACTGGTGGGCTTTCTGGTGAAGCAAGGGCATGAGGCTATGCTGGAGCATTCGCAGCTGTCCGTGCTGTTTACGTGCGATCGTGGCGTGGCCAATGAGCTGGTGCGGCACCGCATTGCGAGCTTTGCGCAGGAGAGCACCCGGTACTGTAACTACTCAAAGGAGAAGTTTGAGGGCAGCATTACCGTTGTGGAGCCGTTTTATATCGATAAAGAGCAGAATCGCCTGTTCTATCGTAAATGGGTAGAATCCTGTGAATTGGCAGAAAAAACTTATTTTTTGATGCTTATGAACGGCTATCGTCCCGAACAGGCCCGTTGTGTGCTGCCGCTGTGCTTGAAGACTGAGATTGTGGTCACGGCCAATTACCGCGAGTGGCGCAATATCTTCAAGCTGCGTACTCATGTGGCGGCCCATCCTCAGATGAGAGAGCTGATGTGCCCGTTGCTGAAGGAACTGCAGAGCAAGATCCCGGTGGTGTTCGATGACATTTACACGTACTGGCCGAAGGATGACCAGACGGAAAAGGAAAGTGTGGAGAAGTGATGCGAATTGTGCTGCTCACAAGTGTTATTTTGCAAGCTATTGCAATTGGAATGTCTTTTGCTGAGAACATCGGCAAAGAAAAACAGAGAATCATCAGATATACAGGATGGTTCTTGCTTCTGGTTTACATGATATTTGGATGAGGTGATTAACTATGAAAAATCGTATTATTTGCGTCGTTGCATGTATGATGATGCTCGTTGGCTGTGTGGTTCTGTGTAGCTGTGGCAACTATAAGATGTTCGATACGACCTTTACCTACTCCTGGGCACAGATTAAGCTGCCCGACGGAACCATCATCGAAGGCAAGGTAGATAACTGGAACGATTGCGAAGGCGATCAGCTGCGAATCACGATTGATGGCACCACATATCTAGTTCATGCAGCAAATGCTATTATGAAAACCTAAGGAGATATGTTCATGACGATTGGCGAAGCGGACAATGCGGAAATTTTGGCAGGACGCTATGTTGACGGAACGTGGTCGTATACACAGGCGCTACGTGAGGCGAAAAGTGTGGCGTTTCAAAAGAAACATTTGATGCTGAGGTCTTTGCATGGCGAGTAGCTCTCGGTAAGGTTAAGAGGAGCTCGGGACAGCGGTGATAGGATGACTACATATAAATTTGTAGATAAGATGGGAGATGCAAAATGCAGCAGAAAACACATGACTTTCTCGTGAGAATGCGGGTGCCGATGGCGACATTCGGTGGAGATCTCATGGGAGAAGCGATTGATTTCACTATTCAGGAAATGCGGAATAATCGTTTTGTCACACTGACAGGCATTGAAAATGTACTTAGCGATCGTTTTCACTGCAGTGCAAGTTCAGCGGATGCACGGCTTCGCAGGGCACTGTACGTGACTGAGTTTCAGTGTGGAGAGTATCCGAACCCTGAACTTGAGCGGCTTCGGGCCGAATATCGGGTTGATCGGTGGTCTGTGAAACGGTTCATTTATGCCGCGGCAAGGAGGGTGGTGAACGATTTTGACTGATTCTCGGCAACTTTTTGGTCAAAAACCCACTTCGTGGCCAAAAATTTTTGCAAAAATGGCCACAAAATATTACGATAATACGTAATAAAATTGCCGTTTGGCCAAAAACCCACTTTTTTCTTTAACTTAATAAAAATTTTAAAATTTTATATATAGTAATTAAGGATGAAAAACGGTTTTTTGGCCACGGCGAAAGTTTAACGTCTTATCGAGCCGGAAAATGTTACAATATTTTAACCTTGAACTATATCCCCTGACAGTGTAATATAGAACTGCATTAAATAGACGTACTGCCCTTTAATGAAGTGCGAGGTGAAAAATATGAACTATATGGATGCGCTTGCAAAAAATTGGCGTGAGCACGATTACTCTTTTGAAGGACGAGATGTTCTTCCGAATGGCGATGAAGTTTGGATCTACACTACATTGGAACTTGGGCTACCAGTGCTATGGGTGAAGCATCCAGACGGATCGTTTGACTACCGTGTTCTCCATACTCCCGGCTATGATGAATCAACAGGCGAACATTGGTGTTGGAACTGTCATTGCCAGATGGTACATCATGATGATGAATGGCTGTGCCCGAAATGCGGAGATCATATCGATGATAACGACATAGATCTTTTGTCATCTCCGACAGAGGAAGCAAGCTATCCAGACGATGACCTTGAACCAGAACCTGAGTGGTACGACTGATACAGCAAATAAGATCTGCCTCTGCGCTAACAACGCAGGGGCTTTTCTTTTGCCCGAAAATAATAAAATCTTGCAAAAATTAGCAAAAACTTACGCGATAAAAACATGCCCTTTTATGGGGGGAATAGAACGCGTCTTGAACGCACTATTTCTTTTATTTTGGAGGTTTTTATCATGCTCGAAAACAAATTCAAACAGGGATTGACGAAAGAACTGAAAGAACGCTTTCCCGGCTGTGTAGTGGTCCATCTTGACCCGAACGAGGTGCAGGGGCATCCCGATCTTTTGGTTTTGTATGGTTCCACTTGGGCAGCACTCGAAGGCAAGCGCTCAGCAAATGCACCTCATCGTCCGAATCAGGATTATTATGTCCGTCAGATGAATGAGATGAGCTTTGCCGCTTTCATTTATCCTGAGAACAAGGAGGAAGTTCTCAATGCAATGGAACGATCATTCCAGGCTCGTGGGGCAGCACGCCTTTCTGGGCGCAAGTAAGTATCATTGGCTGAACTATGATACTCAACGCCTGGTGGATGCTTTCATGAGCTGTCAAGCAAAGGAGAAAGGCACTCGGCTTCATGCTTTTGCTGCAGAGTGCATTAACCTGAAGCAAAAGCTCCCGAAGAGCAAGAAAACCCTCAACGCATATGTCAACGATGCAATTGGTTTCCGCATGGACCCCGAGCAGGTTTTGTTTTACAGCGAAAACTGTTTTGGTACTGCAGATGCCATTGCATTTAACGACAAAGATAATTTTCTTCGTATTCATGATCTTAAAACAGGAGCTGTTCCAGCACATATGGAGCAGCTCTTTATTTATGATGCGCTGTTCTGCATGGAGTATCATGTCAAGCCGAAAGATATTCTTATCGAAAATCGCATTTACCAAAATGATGATGTTCTCATCGAGACACCGACGGCAGATATCATTGATCCCATCATCGAAAAGATTAAAGAATTTGACAAAATCATTGCAGATCTGAGATAAGGAGCAGCGTTATGAATCCAATTGAGAAAGACCTTAAAAACTACTACGGCACGAGTTCCGACTCTGATATTTTGGAGCATTACGGCACAAAGTGCCATTCCGGCCGCTATCCTTGGGGTTCCGGTGATAATCCTTATCAGCACTCTGGTGACTTTCTGTCTCGTGTGGAAACGCTCAAGAAGAAGGGCATGTCCGAAAATGAAATTTTAGATCAAATCAATAGCACTCTTCCCAAGGAGTACCAGCTCGGTCTTACCGAATTTCGAGTGGCTCGACGTAAAGCAATCCATGAGCGCAAGGCATCTGAGTATGAGAAAATCGCTGCTTTAAAGGAACAGGGTCTCGGCTGGAAAGCCATCGGTGAAAAGCTTGGTATGAGCGAGTCCAGTGTGCGCTCAAAATATGCAGGCACTGCTGATAAAAAAGCGCAGCGTGCAGAGAATATTGCTGACACGTTGAAAAAAGAAGTGGACAAGAAAGGCATGATCGATATTTCCGAAGGTGCCAATCTTGTAATGGGCGTGTCACAATCAGAGCTTGACGACGCTGCGTATACGTTGGAAGCGGAATACGGTTACAAACGTTATGGCGTAGGTATCCGTCAGCCGACCAACATCCGTCAGCAGACTAACATTACGGTGTTGGCTAAGCCTGAATTCGACCAGAAGTATGCTTATCAGCATCAGGATCAGATTGATTCGCTCGGTGATTATCATTCTGACGACGGTGGTGATACGTTCAAGAAGCTTCAGCGTCCTGCAAGTCTGGATTCAAGCCGTGTTGCCATCCGGTATGGCGATGAAGGTGGTCTGGACAAAGATGGTGTCATGGAAATTCGCCGTGGCGTGCCCGATCTTGACCTTGGCAAGAGTCATTATGCGCAGGTTCGTATCCTTGTCGATGGTGACCACTATCTGAAAGGCATGGCGGTCTACTCTGATGATCTTCCCGATGGTGTGGACATCATGTTTAACACTAACAAGCCTTCCGGCACGCCCAAAATGAAGGTCCTGAAGGAAGCGAAAGCTGATCCGGACAATCCGTTTGGAGCAGCCATCAAAGCCAATGGCCAGAGTACATACATCGGTTCTGATGGAAAGGAGCATCTTTCTCCTATTAACAAGCTGAAAGAGGAAGGCGATTGGGATACAATGTCCCGAAATGTATCTTCGCAGTTCCTATCCAAACAGCCGAAAAAGCTTATTGAAAATCAGCTGAAGCTTACAATTGCGGATTATCAGGCGCAGTATGATGAAATCATGCACTACGATAATCCTACTGTTAAAAAGAAGCTGCTGAACGACTTTGCCGATACCTGTGAAGGTACGTCCATGACGCTGAAAGCATCGGCATTTCCGGGACAATCAACGAAAGTCATTCTGCCCATCAACCGAATTAAGGAAACAGAAGCTTACTGTCCGACCTATGAGAACGGCACACAGCTTGCACTGATTCGCTATCCTCATGCCGGCACCTTTGAGATTCCGGTTGTTACTGTCAACAACAAAAATGTCAGCGGCAAGCGCAATCTCGGACAGATTCAGGATGCTATTGGTATCAACGCCAAGGTGGCAGAGCGTCTGTCCGGCGCAGACTTTGACGGCGATACCGTTATGGCTATTCCTGTCACCTCCAAAGTGCCAATTAAGTCTACTCGTCCTTTGGATGATTTGAAAGACTTTGATCCGAAGACGGCATATGCTGTTCCTGAAGGTAACCCCAACAACGTGCGTCTCATGAAAAAAGAAGAGAAGCAGCGTGAAATGGGGGTAATCTCGAACCTCATCACGGACATGACTCTTCGCGGTGCCGACGAAAAAGAACTGGCTCGTGCGGTCAAGCATTCGATGGTCGTCATCGATGCGGAGAAGCACAAGCTGGACTACAAACGCTCTGAGAAAGAAAATGGCATCCAGGAACTGAAGGAAAAGTGGCAGATCCGTGTGGATGAGGATGGCACTACGCATTATGGTGGTGCATCTACGCTCCTGTCTCGTCGCAAGCAGACCATCCGTGTGCCTGAGCGTCGTGGTAGCGTGCGCGTGGATAAAGAGACTGGTGAACTCATTTATAAGGAGAGCGGGCGTGCCTTCATCGATCCGAAGACCAAGAAAGAGCGTATTGCCGAGGATACCGTAAGTCTGATTTCCGAGACAAAGGACGCAAGAACCCTCTCTTCTGGCACTATCCAGGAGAACTTGTACGCAGACTTCTCTAATAAGCTCAAAGCTATGGCAGCACAGGCCCGCAAAGAGGCGGTCAACATGAAGGGCATCCAGCGTGATCCTGAGGCAGCCAAGACATATGCTGCGGAAGTTATGTCACTGAAAGACAAGTACACCACAATGCTGGCCAATAAACCTAAGGAGCGCAAGGCAATGCTGATTGCCAATGCCAACATCAAGGCCAAAATTCAGGAACTGGGTTTAGACCCGCAAAACACCGAGGACAAGAAAGAAATCAAGAAGATTTCTTCTGTTGAAATGCAGCGCGCTCGCGATAAGGTCGGCGCAAGTGGGCAAAAGTCCAAAGTCAGGTTTAGCGACAGAGAATGGGAAGCTATTCAGGCTGGCGCAATTTCCGACAACATGCTGTCAAAGTTCCTGAATTCTTCTGATTCGGATGAAATCGTGAAACGTGCAATGCCCAAAACCACGGCTTCGTTGTCTTCGGCCAAGTTGTCCAAAGCGAGAGCGATGTTGCGAAGCGGTTACACTTATAAAGAGATTGCACAGGCGTGTGGCGTTCCTGAATCCACCGTTTATGATGCACTTGGAAAGCGATAACAGGAAAGAGAGGCTTTGAATTATGGTTCGATGCTTTCTGACCACGTTCGATAATCCCTACAATCCGTATGAGCAGTTCGAGCAGTGGTATCAGTATGACATGGATTACGGCTATAACTCGTCTGGCCTGCTTATGCGGCTGGCACAGACCTCTTCTCAGTTCACAGACAATGAAAATGCCTACGAAATTGAGAAAGCAATCAATAAAATCGTGGCAAACGATCCAGCTAACATCTATAAGAAGCTCAAGATCGAGATTAAGGACGATACTGGCTATGCACAAAGTGCTTAAGGCCATAGGGAGGGGTCTCAAAATCGACACCCCCCTCTCAAATCGCGCCGGTCTTTGATATTTCCCCGGAGGGAAAATTGATATTTGGGCTTTAAACATGCTGCCGAGGCCTTGGGGTGTAGACTGAGGTTTCGGCAGTTTTTGCAAGGGCTTATGGGGTGCGCGCCTCCTAAGAGCTTTCTGAGTTCATGACGTTCGACCTCCATCGGCATCGGGGCATTCTGTGTTGTTCTCCTTTATACGGAATGTTCGCTTTCTCCCTTCAAATGAAAAGCACTGCCACCACACCCATGAGCCTTTGCAAAAACTGAATTTTAGACAACAAAGAAAGAGGGCCTTTGAATGAGACCGAAGAAGAACACACCGGGAGAAGCGGCTGTGGCTTCGGCCCGGCCTGCAACAAGCCCGGAAGCACAGGAACAGTACATGATAAACCTGACCATGCAACTGGTGGAAAGAAGGCTGCGCGAAGGGACGGCTTCCAGTGCAGAAACAACGCACTTCCTGAAGCTGGCTACCATGAAAGCGGACCTTGAAAAGAAAAAACTGGAAGAAGAAAACAAACTGCTCCGGGCAAAGACCGAGACACTGGAAAACGCAAAGGACACCAAAGAAATGTACGCAAATGTGCTGAAAGCTATGGCAAAGTACAATGGCGTGGACGAAGGTGATGATGCCGACTATGAGTTTTAAAAGCTCTTATGCGGCCGGAGTCGTCCTGACAATTCTGTTTTTTATCTGCTTTGCGGCAGCGATTTTTCTGGTAAAGCGCAATATCCTGTGCGAATGGAAGACAGTGCTTTTGACGGGAGCAGTTGCATGGACACCGATACTGCTTGCAGATGACATGTTGCAGAAGAAAGGATTTTTATGATGACAGCATTTGAAGAAATCTGCTTCTGGCTGATGGCGGCGATGCCGTGGATCATGCTTGCATGCTTGTTCACAGACCGAGAACGACCAACAAGCAAGCGGTACTGGTGGTATTTGCCTCCGAGTATTCTGTCGCTTTTGACGGCTATCGCAGTCGGGCTTCCACAAATTGTTGATAAGCGAATCGGCGGATTCGGATGTTGGTGTACGCTGATTTTTACATTTGTATGCGCTTACCATGACGAAATGGAAGGTCTTGAGAACCTACATGGTAAGGTGATTTGCCTCTCTATGATCTGCACGGCATTTGCCATGATCTGCTGGTGCGTGGGGTACTAAGCATATGCCCAGGAAGACATACTCTGAGCTTTGCCAGCATGCGACCTTTGAAGACCGCTTCCATTATTTGCAGCTCCATGGCAAAGTTGGATTTGATACTTTTGGCTTTGACCGGTGGCTAAATCAGAGTTTTTACCAGTCAAGAGAGTGGCGGCAGTTCCGGGACAGGATCATTGTGCGGGATGCGGGGTGCGATTTGGGATGTTCCGACCACGAGATCACGGATTGGGTGATACAAAACGGCAAACCCATTCGGCCGCGCATTATTATCCACCATCTGAATCCGCTGATGAAAGAGGACGTGCTTCAGCACTCGGACGCACTGCTGGACCCGGAAAACGTGATCTGCGTGAGTGATCGGACCCACAAGGCCATCCACTATGGAGATGATACGATCCTAAAGCCTGCATTTGCCGAAAGACGACCGGGCGACACCTGCCCATGGAAAAAGTCAATTATTGTGTAAAGTTTTCTCCCAGCGGTGAAAGATCTCTTCAAAGAGATACTGACCGAGAACCATTTCGCCTATGGGACCGCACTTGTTTTTATAGTCTGAGAGAAGTCTGGCGAACTCTGGGTCAGAAAGAGGACGATCGCGGTTGAACGAGCGCAACTGCTCGTAGTCGGCAAAATAGGACTGAAGTTCTTCGTCGGATTTTTCGGTGAAGGGATTCATAATGCGCTCCTTATAAACATATCCGAATGTGAGCGGATTGGCTGAAGTTTGATGGCGTAATTATATCAGAAAACTTACTTTATATCAAGAAATAAAATGGATAAAGACGAGAAATACGTACAGAAATAAAAGGACGATTGAAAAATGTCGCGAAAAAGTTCTGTATATCCAAAATCTGAGTAAAGCAGGAGGAGAAACAAAATGACCAACGAAGCTATGATGAACCGCGCAAAGCAGCTGGTGGTGGACTATTTTAACGCTCATGTGGACGTGACCGACGGCAAAAAGCTGACGCTGGAGGATGTGTTCATCGTGTGGTTCAGTAAGACGCTGCAGAACTGGAAGGCGCTGGTGAGCACCACCGTATCTGATGGGATGTACTACGAGATCACCCACAACGGTGACAATGGCGAGACCTATCTGGACGTCTACAAGAAGTGGGACAACCAGTGCATTGCGGACTGAGGTGATGAGAAATGGACAGTATCCTGACCTCGGTAAAGAAGCTCCTCGGGCTGACCGAGGAGTATACGGCGTTTGATGCGGACCTTATCATGCACATCAACAGTGTGCTGATGATCCTGCGGCAAATGGGTGTTGGGCCAAAAGAAGGCTTTAACATCAGCGATGCAACGGCAACATGGAGCGAGTTTTGTCAGAACAGGGCGGACATTGAAGCTGTAAAGAGCTATACGGCGCTGAAGGTGAAGATGCTGTTTGACCCGCCGCAGAGTTCCAGCACGATGGAAGCAACGAAAAACCTTATCAGTGAACTGGAATGGCGGCTGTATGCAGAGTGCGACAAGGAGGACGAGAAATGCGCAGACTGATTTTTGCTGTGACGGGGCAGCAGCTTGCCAAACACGGCGACTTTGCGGGTATTACGGCTGGAAGCAAGGGCTATCTGCGCTGCCGCTTTGAGCTGAGTGATCCGGAGTGGCTCGCCGCCAAGAAAATTGCTGTGTTCAACGACGAACATGCAGTGCCTGTGGGCGCAGAAGGCGAGTGTAATGTGCCGGATGAGGTGACTGACGGAAAAAGCTTTAAGGTGTACCTTGCGGGCCAGAACGGCAAAGCCCGAATGGTGACAAGCAAGGTACTGATCGAGCAGGTGAAGTGACATGATAGATTTGGACAAGCAGTTTGCCGAGCTGGCGGATACGAGTGCTGAGGACAGCACCTGCGACTTTGTGATCGACGAAGACCTGCGCATAATTGCCATTCCGGAGCGGGGTGTGGTGCTGGGCGTTGAGGGAGATAAAGACGCGAACCGCATCCGATTTAGAATGAACAAAACATGGCGCGGATACGATATGTCGAAGTTTGACCTGCGCATCAACTACCAGAATGCAAACGGTGACAAAAACTATTACACGGTGACGAGCAAACACACTGAAGGCAATGCGGTGGTGTTTGACTGGATTGTGGCGGCGGATGCTGTAGCGTATCAGGGCGATGTGTTCTTTATTGTGGTGGGCCTTATTACCACTGGCGGAATGGTGAACTGTGCGTTCCACACGACGCTTGGCAAGGCAAAATGCCTGGAAGGCTTGGTGGTAGACACAAAAACTGACATTTCTGAGATCCGGGACTTTATGGCGACGCTGAAGGCGGAAGTGGAGGCATACGGACAGACCTTTGTGAATGCCGCTGCCGCCAGTGCAAAGGCAGCAAAGACCAGCGAAACAACTGCTGCCAGTTCGGCCAGTGCGGCAAAGACCTCGGAGACAAACTCCGTGGCCAGTGCGAAGGTCGCAAAGACGAGTGAAACGAATGCCAGCACCAGCGCAAGCGCAGCAAAGACCAGCGAGACCAATGCGGGTACCAGCGCCGCCAGTGCTAAGGCCAACGCAAAGAAAGCCGAAGCGGCGCGAGATGATGCCAATACCAGCAAAACCGCAGCTGCTGCCAGTGCAGCAGCCGCAAAAAAAGATGCCCAGACAGCATCCAGCTCGGCCAGCACTGCCACAGGTGCGGCAAGCGCTGCCAAGACCAGCGAGACCAATGCGGGCACAAGCGCATCCAATGCGAAGGGCAGCGAAACAAAATCCGGTGAATACCTGCAGGCCACAAAGGAATATTTCGAGCAGGTGCGCACCATTACGCTGGGCGCGCAGGGCTGGTATGAGACCTCAGACGCCCTGACTGCTGCGGTGCCCGTGGGTGAAAACGGCTGGTGGGCTGTGGTGGGCACCACGGACAGCATCTGGGTATGGGACCGCGACACCAATGCCTGGCGTGACAGCATTGTGACGGTAAACATGAGCGACTACTACACCCGCACGCAGGTGGATGAAAAGCTGACTGACAAAGCAAACAAGACCGCCGATGACCTGAACACGATGATCAACACGCTGAGTACGGGCAGCGCCACCCCGCAGGATGCAGATTACTATGTATCCCAATATGCCGGCGGCGGAAGCACAACGACCACCTGCCACCGTCGGCCCATGAGTGCGCTGTGGACCTACATCAAGAGCAAGGCAGGCTCTGTGTTTGCGGCCAAGAGCCACACCCACAACTATGCCGGTTCCGGTTCTGCGGGCGGCTCGGCCAACAGTGCCGTCAAACTCGATACCGCAACCGCGGGCAGTGCGACGAAACCGGTATATATCATCGGTGGCAAGCCGGTGGCCTGCACTCACTCGCTGGGCAAGGATGTACCGGCCAACGCCGTTTTTACTGACCACACTTACGCCAAGATGACCGCCGCCACTGCCAGCGCGGCTGGCAAAGAGGGCCTTGTGCCTGCACCCGCAGCCGGTGCACAGGGTAAATTTTTGCGCGGGGATGGGACGTGGCAGGCCGTTGCGGCCAAAGAAGCCGTGGATGCCATGCTGGCAGAGATTCAGGCGCAGGTCGCAAAAGCTGGCGCGCCGACCGAACGTCTGGCCTTTGTCACGCAAATCTCTGCAGGCAATTGGGGCTGGAATAACACCATAAGCTGTGAAGCCACCATTCCTGAAGGTATGGATTTCATCCGCATCACTCCGAAGAATTTTAATTCTCCGTATGTGCTCCAGTTTTCTCCTGATAAGGATTTAAGCTTTAAAGCTGGAGAGAACAAGGCGATATCCGCGATCTGCTCAACTGGTGCTACTTTCAAATACACCGCCAGCGACCGCAAGATCAAAATAACCGTCCTCAGTGCCGATATCGGCAGCACCTGCATTCAGGGCTATAAGTATGGCACCGCCGCCACTCCCTGCATCGTCTGGACTGAGGGCGACGGCACATCCGCTAAAGACCATGACATCGATTATATCGAGATCAAGGAGCGGTGGAATGCAAGCAGCTCTAGTGACTACAAGAACACCGTGGAAGCTGTTGCCCGCGTCGTGAAAGGCAGCAAGTATGCGACCGCAGGCGGTGCCACAGTCACTTTTGCCAGCGACGGCACCGTAACGGCCAGCGAATATTCCGGCACGCTTGTGGGCTACCGATACATGACGCTGACGGAAGTTTCAGAGCAGTTAGCATCCACTCAATCCGCTCTGGCCGACGCAGACGCTTTGAACCTTGACCAGGACTACCGCCTAACTCTTTTGGAGCTGGGCGTGACCGATGATGAAACAACCGCATGAACAGAAAGGAAGGACTACTATGGCACTTTATAACACCTGCAAACGCATGATCGAGCGCGGCCAGACCGCCGGTATGGCAAAGAAGCTGGATATCTTCTATGCTGCCAACAAGCTGACCGATGAACAGTACGCAGAACTGACCGAGATGCTGACCGAAAAGGCCAACGCAGTAGAGACTGAGAAATAAAAACAGGAGCTGAAAAATCAAAATGGCACTCTCGAACACGGCGACGCCGATCTACTACGGCCGGTTCCGGGAGGCCGTGATGCGCGGGGAGATCCCCGTTTGCAGAGAGATCAGCATGGAGATGAACCGGATCGACGACCTGATTGCAAACCCGGGCATCTACTATGACGATAAGGCCATCAACGGCTTTATCGCGTTCTGTGAGGACGAGCTGACCCTGACCGACGGCGGCGATGTGAAGATGCTGGACAGCTTTAAGCTGTGGGCAGAACAGATCTTTGGCTGGTACTACTTTGTGGAGCGGAGTGTGTATATGCCGAACCCCCACGGGGCAGGCGGGCACTACGAGACCAAGCGCATAAAGAAGCGGCTGGTGACGAAGCAGTATCTTATCATCACACGTTCGGCCGCAAAGACCATGTACCTGGAATTTTTGCAGGCGTACTTTATGACCGCCAACACGAACACCACCCAGCAGCTGACAACAGCGCCTACCATGAAGCAGGCCGAGGAAGTGCTGGCACCCTTCCGCACCGCGTTGGCACGGGCAAAGGGGCCGGTGCTGAAGTTCATGACCGATGGCAGCCTGCAGAACACCACCGGCGCGAAAGCAGACCGTGTGAAGATGGCAAGCACGAAGAAAGGCATTGAGAACTTTGTGACCAACAGCCTTTTGGAAGTGCGCCCCATGACCATTGAAAAGCTGCAGGGCAGGCGCGACACGGTGGCTACCGTGGACGAATGGCTAAGCTGCGACATCCGAGAAGACCCCATTGGTGCCATTGAGCAGGGCGCGGCGAAAAACAAGAACTACCTGATCGTTGCGGCAAGCAGCGAGGGCACGGTGCGCAACGGATGCGGCGACGACATCAAAATGGAGCTGCTGAGCATCCTGAAGGGGGAGTACATCAATCCACACGTTTCCATCTGGTACTACAAGCTGGACAGCATTGAGGAAGTGGGCCGACCGGAGATGTGGCTGAAGGCAAATCCGAACCTGGGCAAGACCGTGAGCTACGAGACCTATCAGCTGGACGTGGAACGAGCCGAAAAATCGCCCAGTGCCCGGAACGACATCCTTGCAAAGCGCTTCAATCTGCCGATGGAGGGGTATACATACTTTTTTCCGTATGAAGAGACCCTTTGCCACCGACCGAGAAGCTACTGGCAGATGCCGTGCGCCATGGGCGCAGACCTGAGCATGGGCGATGATTTTTGTGCGTTTACGTTTTTGTTTCCGCTTTCAAGCGGATATTTTGGGGTAAAGACAAGGGACTACATTACCAGCTACACCCTGAGCCAACTGCCCGTGAGCCGAAGAAACCAGTACGAAGAGTTCATGAAAGAGGGGACATTATTCGTATTTGACGGCACGGTGCTGGACATGATGCAGGTGTATGAAGACCTTGATAACTTCGTGCAGCAGAACCAGTACGACGTGCGGGCGTTTGGCTACGACCCCTACAACGCGCAGGAATTCGTGGAGCGCTGGGGGCAGGAGAATGGCACCTTTGGCATTACGAAGGTGATTCAGGGTGCGAGGACAGAGAGCGTGCCGCTGGGCGAGCTGAAAAAGCTGAGCGAACAGCGGAAGTTGCTGTTTGACGAAAAGCTGATGGAGTTTGCAATGGGCAACTGCGTTGCACTGGTGGACACCAACGGCAACCGGAAGCTTTACAAGCAGCGGCAGGACCAGAAGATCGATGCTGTGGCAGCTATGATGGATGCTTACATTGCGTGGAAGCAGAACCGGGATGCGTTTGAGTGATTAGAGCACCGCTGTTACAAGGTATATCGTGAGAAGAGTTCCCCATACTGCCTCAGTAATATTTTGGGACAGAAAAAGAGCGGCGTGAGGTTCGTGCCGGTTGAAAACATACTTGCGCAGAAGAAATTCGGCAAGCGTTTTTACACCGAGAAAGGGCGCAACGGTATCATGACCCAAAATGCTGAAAACAATTTCACCTGTGGATCGGTCATCTTTTGTGAGCTTACAGAACACAGTATGGACGAGAACTGCAGCCAAATACAGTAAAAGAGCTTCAAACGACGAAGCCTTAATGACCGAGACCAACCCGAAATATAGAACCGTTGATCGCATCATGCCGAGAACGAAATACATGAAGATTCTCCTTAGTCATCATCTGCGCTGTTCCAATCTTCATTTGGAGCACCGCAGTGTGGGCAAATCCAATAACCGTACTCATTGCTGCCATCTTCCCATGGCGCTACATATTCTCCACCGGCCAAAGAGCCACCGCAATTGTAGCAATTATCCACAAGAAACGAAAGATATTCCAAGGCGGATAAATCGATACCATCTTCTTCGGGAAGTTCATCATCGCTATTCGTTGCACACGGGTCGGCGGTAACATTGGAAGAATCGGGGAGCTCCATTGGAGGTTCAGGGGCTTTTGAGGGAAGAAGGTCAAAATCAACGCCAGAATCAACTGTAGAATTTTTGCGCTTATTGCACACGATTATGCCGCCAGCTATCGCAGCAGCAACTACGGCAGTACCGGCGATTATTTTGCGTTTGTGCTTTTTCCAAAAACGGTTGGCCTTTAACGGTAGAGGAACACGGACATCTGTAATTTTTACCGGTTCGGAATACTCGATTGCAAATGATGTTTTACAGTACTGGCATCTTACATGAGATGGATTTGTGTCGGGTATAGCAAGTTTTTTATTGCAACCAGGGCAAGTGATGACCATTTGAAAAATCCTTTCTATGCAGGTCGTGACATTGCCATTCACAGTGATTAAATTTTCTGGTACATAAATCCGTTCCGAGTCAAATATAACTCGGAGGGTTTCATAGGATCATTTAGTGCATTTTTGATTACCGTAACCAGTGGATTCAGCACCTGATTTGTCAGGCTATCAGATATCTTTAGAATATTCTTTTCAGACTCGGTAAAGGGGTCAGGAGCTTTTTGGCGAAATTTTGGTTTATGTGCTTCTCGGATATCCTTTGCGTAAGGGCTAATGGCATCGGAAATTTTGTTTTTCGTGTGTCCCAGCAATAGGTCTGCCTCTGCACGAATACTTTCCAGATAAGCGGCATTCCAGTTTTGTGCATAATAAACTTCCATGATAGAGCTGATTGCATAGAGTTGCGATGCCAAGTCAAGGTTCTGTTTTGCAATTAGAACAGGCTCCTGATTCTTTTTAGCATCTTTTGCATTGACCCGGTGCTCTAGTTCGGTTGTGTAAAAGTCGATATCTGCAATCGCTCGAATCTTGGAACGCTGGATATTCGTTAGAGTAGCTATGCGCTGGGGCTCGCTTAACATGATTGTGGAATAATTTCCAACGGCATATTTCACAAATGTTAGCTCGGAAAGAAGTTCTGTGCGCTTGGAGTCCTCTAAAAAACTAAGGACATCGTCTAGTTTTCGGTTGATTTCCGACATTTTGGACGAAATATCGGAGAGAAAGTATTGCCCGGTTGCGAAAGAAGCAATGCTAAAGGCATTAAATAGGGCAACAGATGCTGGATTGATTGGATGCAAGGATGCGGTTCCACTAAAATGCGAACTAGCATCAACCACAGTCGTGGCATAGCCGCCGTTGCGAAGATGCAAGAGCGCTCCCTGGACACCTTCTGGAAATTTCAAAATGTAGGTTTTGGAAGCGGTATCTGAAACAATGGCTGGGGGAAGAAGTTGAAGCAAAGAATTGGCGGTAACTCCAGTTTGCTCTGGAAACTCAACTTTTCGGAACCGTGTCTTATCACTAAAGTCAAACGGGATATCGCTTGGAACGATTTCGCAGTTGAGGTCTTTTGTAGAAAGCAGCTCGTTACTGGCCATAATGACAGCCTCCTCGTAGTTTGTGAATCTATCATACAGCAGATAATCTATATTTGCAAGGAGCAGTCGAAAAAAGAAGCAATAAAATCGCTTTCAATAGAGGATTTCTTATTAGAGAGGAGGTGATTATATGCACGGTTATAACGATGAACTCTACCATTGGGGCATCAAGGGCATGAAATGGGGCGTGCGTCGATATCAAAATAAAGATGGGACTCTGACTGCGGCAGGACGAAGCCGATATGTAGGGAGTAACGCTGAAGGAACAGATGAAAAGTCACAAAAGAGAGTTGGGCTTTCAGACAAACAAAAAAGGGCGTTGAAAATCGGCGCAGCGTTAGCGGTTGCTGCATTGGGAACGTATGGTGGGTATCACTTGGCAAAGTCTGGCAAGTTAGAGCCATTTGTTGCTGCAGGCAAACAAAAAGCTGCTGAACTTATGGAAGAGGCAGGAAAAGAGCGGAGTTCGACTCCTAAAACTCATGCACATTCAGACTATACGCGAGCGCATGAGAAAAAGAGTGTTCGAGTGCTGAGCGATGAAGAACTTAATGCTAAAATTAACCGGTTGCAAAAAGAAAAGCAGTATGAATCACTGATTGCTACTCCGAGCAATGTTAAAAAGATGCTTGCGACAGCCGGAACGGCCGCATCAGCATTAGGAACCATAAGCACATTGTACAACAACTACAACGCTGTGGCAAAAATCGGAAAAAATCTTATTGCCTCAAAGAAAATCCAGAATCGTATGAGCACGATGAATGTTCACTCAGAATAAGAAAGGCATCTATGAGAAGTGAAGCAACGATTGGCTCCCGCCTGAAACGGGCGTGGAACGCCTTTACGAACCGGGATCCTCCCGGGAAGAACTACTATGGCGGAGGGAGCAGCTACCGGCCTGACCGGGTACGGCTGAACCGTGCGAATGACCGCACGATCATGACCGCCATTTATACCCGCATTGCCATGGACGCAGCGGGCATCACAATAAACCACGTAAGGCTCGATGAAAACGGACGCTACGACGAAACCGTTGATTCGGGCCTTAATTGCTGTCTGAACCTTTCCGGCAACAAGGACCAGACCGGCAGGGCGCTGCGGTATGACATGTTCCTCTCTGTACTGGACGATGGCGTGGCGGCGCTGGTGCCGGTGGACGTGGATGTGGACGAAGAGACCGGCAAAGAAAAGATCCTTTCCATGCGTGTGGCGAAGGTGAAGGAATGGTACCCCGATGATGTGCGGCTGGAAGTGTACAACGACCAGACCGGGCAGAAAGAGGAGATCACCCTGCCGAAAGCAGAAGTGGCCCTGATCGAGAACCCGTTCTACGCCGTGATGAACGAACCGAACGGCACCATCCAGCGTCTGATCCGCAAGCTGAACCTGATGGACGTGGTGGATGACCAGCTGGGATCTGAAAAACTGGATCTTATTATCCAGCTGCCATACGTAGTGCGCAACGACATCCAGAAAAAGAGAGCGGACGACCGGAGAGCCGAGATCGAACGGCAGTTGACCGGTTCTAAATACGGCATTGCCTACACCGATGGTTCGGAACACATTACACAGCTGAACCGCAGCCTTGAAAATAACCTCCTGAAAACCGTGGAATACCTGACCAACATGGCATACAGCCAGTTAGGCATTACCCCGGAGATCATGAACGGTACAGCAAGCGATGCGGTGATGACGAACTATGAGAACCGTACCATTGAACCCCTTGTGGCAGCAGCCGTGGACGAGCTGAAGCGAAAGTTTTTGACTGAGGAGGACCGGAAGGAAGGCCGCGAGAGTATGATGTACTTCCGCGACCCGTTCAAGCTGGCACCGGTGAGTGCCGTTGCCGAGATGGCGGACAAGTTTACCCGCAACGAGATCCTGACAAGCAATGAGTTCCGGCAGCTGCTGGGAATGAAGCCCTCGAAGGACCCGAAGGCGGACGAACTGCGGAACAGCAACATTTCGCAATCCGACGCGGAGATTGCTGAGAGAAACAAAACGATCACGGCTGGAAAGGAAGCCGTAGAAAGGAGTATGGCAAATCAAAATGGCGAAGTTTGATTATGACTGCAGCGGCTGGGCCACGAAGGCTAAGACCAGGTGCTATGATGGCCTGACCATTGCACCGAATGCGTTCCAGGAATGCGACGGTAAAGTTGTGACCATGGTGTACAACCATGACCATGACAACCTGGAAAACGTCCTTGGCCACTGCCTGCTGGAGAACCGGCCCGGGGGCATGTATTGCTACGCAAAGTTCAACGATACGGATACCGGCCGGACCGCGAAGGCCTGCGTGGAAAATGGCGACCTGAACGCTTTTTCCATCTATGCAAACTGCATCAAGAAGACGGGCAACACGGTCCAGCACGGCATTATTCAGGAAGTGAGCCTTGTGCTGGCAGGCTGCAACCCGGGTGCGCTGATCGACGAGGTGGTGAAGCACAGTGCCGACGAGGACTACGAGGGCGGCGAAGCATTCATCTACACAGACGGCGGCCTGAGCATTGCCCACGGACTGGACCCGGACGGTGAACCGCTGGACGACCTTGTACACAGCGGCGATGCAGCGACCGACGAAGCAACACAGGAGGAAGCCGAGATGGCGGACGAACAGAAGGATGGCAAGACGCTGAAAGAGGTGTACAACAGCATGACACCCGAACAGCAGGAGTGCTGCCATGCACTGATGGGCATGGCCCTGGAAGAGCGTGACGGCGAAGAGACTGACAATGAGGAGGAAGAAACCGTGAAGCAGAACGTATTTGAGAAGGACACGAAGGGCACCGTGCTGAAGCACAGCATTGACGAGATCAACAAGGTGGTGAAGACCGCCAAGACCTGCGGCACCATGAAGGCTGCTTTTGCAAACGCCGGCATTGAGGACAGCGAGGTGAACGCTCTGTGTCACGGCATTGACAACATCGACTGGCTGTTCCCGGAAGATCACCTGCTGGACACCCCGCCCCGCATCATTGACAAGCCCGACGACTGGGTGAGCGTGGTGATGGGCGGCGTGAAGCACATCCCGTTCAGCCGCTTCAAGAGCCTGTTCGCCGACCTGACCGAGGACGATGCACGTGCCAAGGGCTACCTGAAGGGCAACTACAAGACGGAAGAGGTGTTCGGCCTGCTGCGCCGCTCCACTGGCCCGACCACGGTGTACAAGAAGCAGGAGCTGGATCGCGACGATGTGGTGGACATTACCAGCTTTGACGTGGTGGCATGGCTGCATAACGAGATGCGCTACAAGCTGAACCGTGAGCTGGCACTGGCCTACATTCTGGGTGACGGCCGCATGGCAGCAAGCCGTGACAAGATCGATGAGAACTGCATCCGTCCGGTGTTCAACGACGCCGACCTGTTTACCATCAAGGTGCAGGTGAAGACCACCGGCCTTTCCACCGTGGAGGACAAGTACAAGGCCTTTATCAAGCAGGCCATCCGTGCCCGCAAGGACTACCGTGGCAGCGGCACCCCGACTATGTTTACCACCGAGGATGCCCTGACCGAGATGCTGCTGCTGGAAGACGGCATGGGCCGCCAGCTGTATACGGACGAGGCCGCACTGGCCCGCAAGCTGCGTGTTGCCAAGATCGTGACCATTCCCGAAATGGAAGGCCGCAAGGGTGCCAAGGGCGGTGATCTGGCTGCTGTGATCGTGAACCTGGCCGACTATACCGTGGGCGCGGACAAGGGCGGTGCCGTGAGCATGTTCGATGACTTTGACATCGACTTCAACGCACAGAAGTACCTGATCGAGACCCGCTGCTCCGGCGCACTGACCAGCCCCTACAGCGCTATGGCCATCGAGTGGGCGGCATGAGAGACTCCTTCAGTCTCACAGTCCGCCTGACGGCGGCGCTGTTCGCCAGCTCCCTCAATGAGGGAGCCTTTTTCAAAGGAAAGGATGATAGAAAATGCTGAACAAGCTCTATGAGCAGGGCAAGGACCTGCACGTTGCAAACTACATGGCCTACGGCAAGACCGCGGACCACAAGCTGTACGCTGACGCCACTTTCAAGGAGACTGTGACCAAGGAAGAGATCGAGGATGCCTTCAAGAAGGGCCGTCTGGTGATCGTGGAGGGCGCAAACTATCTGGTGCCTGTGGCCTTTGGTGCGACCGGCGTGATCACTGTTGTGACCGGCGAGACCGTGAAGACCCAGGCATGGGCGGCTTCTGCCGAAAAGTAAGCAGAAAATTCAAAATGGAGTGAAAGTGCTATGAGCAAGTGGTTTGGGAAGCTTGGTTTCGTGGAGACCAAGGAGACAGAGCTGAGTGTGCACTCGGAGATCGTGACAGAGCGTGACTGTTACGGCGACCTGACACGGAACACGCGCAGGAACCAGTCCGGCGACAAGGTGAACGATGATATCAGCCTTGCGAACACGCTGAGCGTCATCGCTGACCCGTATGTTCAGGAGCACTTTTCCAATCTGCGGTATGTGACGCTTTATGGCGGAAAATGGAAGGTGACGGACGCGAGCGTGGAGTACCCGCGCATCGTGCTGACGCTGGGAGGGTTATGGCATGGCAATGAAACTGAGTGAAAGACGCTCCGGGCTGGATGCGCTTTTGCGCAGCATCGTGAAACAGCGGTGCGGCAGTGAAAACGTGTACTACCAGCCGCCTGCAAACCTGCGGATGAAATACCCTTGTATCTGCTACAAGCTGGAAAAGATCCGCAGCCTGAAGGCTGACGACCGCGTATACCGCCAGACCTTCCATTATTCTGTTACCGTGATCGACACAAAACCGGACAGCGAAATGACGGCGGCCATGGGTTTGCTTGCAAAGGCTTCTCATGACCGCCATTTCATTTCGGACAACTTATACCACGACGTATTCAGCGTGTGGTACTGATATCTATTTATAAAGGAGGACAAAACCTATGGCAAAACTGAATTGGGACGTTGACGGTACCCGCAAGTTCCACGCCGGTGTTTCGCACGGCGTGGTTTACCCCAAGGCCGATGGCGAGGGCTACGACAATGGCGCTGCATGGAATGGCCTGACCGGCGTGACGGAAAGCCCCAGCGGCGCAGAACCTACCGACCTGTGGGCTGACAACATGAAGTACGCCCGCCTGATCTCCGGCGAGGACTACGGCTTTACCATTGAATCCTATATGTACCCGCCCGAGTTTGAGCCCTGCGACGGTCTGGGCAGTCCTGTGAAGGGCGTGCGCATCGGCCAGCAGAAGCGCAAGGCATTCGGCTTTACATGGCAGACCAAGGTGGGCACCGATCAGGACCCCGATGCCGGTTACATCATCCATGTGGTGTGGAATGCGACCGCAAAGCCTGCTGAGAAGAGCCACGAGACTATGAACGACAGCCCGGATGCCGAGACCTTCAGCTGGGAGTGCGATACCGTGCCTGTGAACATTGCAGACCTGAAGGCTGCGGCGGTGGCAGAGTTTGACAGCACTGAGCTGACCGCAAAGCAGATGAAGGCCGTGGAAGACCTGCTGTACGGCACCGACAGCGAGAATGCAAAGCTGCCCACCCCGGACGAGCTGCTCGCTGCAGTAAAGGCTGCTGTGTAAAAACGCCCTCTCAGCGCGCAGTCCGGCATTTGCCGGCGCTGCTTGCAGCTCTCCCGAAGGGGCGAGCTTTGCTGAGAGAAAAAAATCAAAATGAACCGATAAGGAGAGATTAAGATGCTGAAAAAGACCATTTCCTATACCGACTATGACGGTAACCAGCGCACCGAGGACTTCTACTTCAATCTGTCCATGGCCGAGCTGACGGAGATGCAGATGAGCGTAGAAGGTGGTATGAGGGGCTACATCCAGCGCATTATGGCAGCCAATGACCAGACTGCTCTGATGAAGCTGTTCAAGGACGTTCTGCTGATGACCTACGGCAAGAAGAGCGACGATGGCCGTCTGTTCCTCAAGAATGATGCCATTCGTGCAGAGTTCGAGGCAAGCCCGGCTTTCAGCGCAATCTACATGGAGCTGATGTCCGATGCGCAGAAGGCGGCAGATTTCATCAATGGTCTGATGCCTGCTGACCTGTGCAATCAGAACCCGGCTATGGAGATGGCCGCAACCGCAAGCGCTGCGCCTGCACTGAGCGTGGCACCGGTACAGGGCTGATAAGCTCTGATATTTTGCCGCTTCGGCGGCTAGGGATGACCGCGTAAAAAACGGCCATCCTTTTATTTTTTTGCCTTGGAAAAGACACGCATTTAAGAGCACAGGGGAGTGAAAGAATGCTGGAATTGCATATTCCCGGCGAAGAACGCTGGGATGAGCGAACAAACATGTTCGTATACGACGAGCCGGTAACTTTGAGGTTGGAATACAGCCTGCTCTCCCTGTCTAAATGGGAAAGCAAATGGCACAAGCCGTACTTGGACGAAAACGTGAAGAAAACACGCGAAGAAACGCTTGATTTCGTCCGATGCATGACCCTGACAAAGGGTGTGGACCCGACCGTATACACAAGACTGCGGCGGGAAGACTGGCTGGCCATTCAACGATATATGAGCGACCCGATGACGGCCGCGACCTTTAAAGACCGCAAAGGCGGCAAGAAGCGCGCACGCTACCAGACGGCAGACCTGTTTTACGCCGCCATGGCAAGCTACGGCATCCCGTTCGAGTGCGAAAAGTGGCACCTGAACCGGCTTTTGGCGCTGATCCGGGCCTGCGGGGAAGAGAATCTGCCGCCCGAGAAGATGGGCAGACATGAGCAGGCGGCGCACATCCGGGCGCTGAACGCACAGCGCAGGGCGAAGTTTCACTCGAGGGGGTAAGAGCTTTTGAGCAAGGTAATTGAGATCCGGCAGAAAGGCGACTTTAAGAAAAGCCTGACCTTTTTCAGCCACATCAAGAGCTGGAGTGTGCGGCCAATTTTGGAAAAATACGGCAAGCTGGGTGCAGAACGGCTTGCAGACGCTACCCCGAAAGCCACCGGAAAGACAGCGGCAAGCTGGAGCTACGAAATCAAAATGGACAAGAGCGGGGCCACGCTGTGCTGGAAGAACAGCAACATTGTGGACGGAGTGCCTATTGCGGTGATCTTACAATACGGGCACGGGACGAGAAACGGGGCCTATGTGCAGGGAGTGGATTATATTAACCCTGCCTTGGCTCCGATTTTTTCTGCTCTGGCCGATGAATTGTGGAAGGAGGTGCGAAATCTTTGAGTAAAGAAATAGATGAACGCGTCGTAGAGATGCGGTTCAACAACGCATTGTTTGAAAACAAAGTTCAGCAGACAATGCGAAGCTTGACGGCACTCAACGAAAAACTGATGTTCAAAGGAGCGGAAAAAGGCTTTGAGAAAGTCTCAGATGCATCAGAAAAGGTAAAATTCAATGCTTTGCTGAATGCTCTGGATAATCTGAGCCAAAAATTCTCGGCTGTCGAGGTGATTGGCGTAACTGCGCTGATGCGGATTACAAATCAGGCAGTTGATGCTGGTGAACGGCTTGTCAAAGCATTATCGCTTGATCCTATTATCAGTGGCTTTCAGGAGTATGAAACGCAGATCAATGCAGTTCAGACGATTCTGGCCAATACATCAAGCAAAGGCACTACGTTGGGCCAAGTCAATGCTGCACTGGATGAGCTGAATCACTATGCCGACCTGACGATTTACAATTTTACGGAAATGACCCGTAACATTGGCACGTTTACAGCGGCAGGCGTTGATTTGAATACTTCCGTTTCAGCTATTAAGGGTATTGCAAACCTTGCAGCTGTATCTGGCTCGACCAGCCAGCAGGCTAGTACAGCCATGTATCAGCTCTCACAGGCACTCGCATCCGGTACTGTGAAATTACAGGATTGGAACTCCGTAGTCAATGCTGGTATGGGCGGTCAGGTGTTTCAAGATGCCTTGAAAGAAACCGCTCGTGTGCATAGTATTGCCATTGATAGCATGATAAAAAAGGAAGGTTCCTTCCGTGAGACCTTATCCAAGGGATGGCTGACTTCGTCTATTCTGACTGAAACTCTTCAGAAGTTCACTGGCGATCTCAATGAGGAAACCTTGAAGTCCATTGGATACACCGATGAGCAGATCAAGAAAATCATGGAGATGGGCAAGACTGCAAATGACGCTGCAACAAAAGTCAAAACGTTCAGTCAGCTGAAAGATACTTTGACCGAAGCGCTGCAGTCTGGATGGACTCAGACTTGGCAAACGATTATTGGTGACTTTGAAGAGGCGAAAGAGCTTTTCACAAGATTCAGTGACGTCTTTTCAGATCTTATAAACAAATCGTCTGAAGCCCGTAATACCATGTTGGCCGGAGGCCTGAATACCGGTTGGCAGCAGTTGAGAACCACACTGGGCGACAGTGCTGACTTTTATAGTCAGATGCTGGAAAAGGTCATGCTTGCAAATGGTTCAATCAGTCAAAAACAGATTGATGATGCCGGAAGTTTTGCCAAGGCTTTGCAGCAGGGAGGTGTTTCCGCTGAGCAGCTTCAAAATGGGTTGAAAGAATCGTACAAGCAGCTTTCAGCACTGGGAGCTTTGAGTGACGATGCTTTAAAAGCCAAAAAACTCGATCCTGCTCAGGTGAGGTCTCTGGCAAAGAGCTTTGAGGAAGTTAATCAGCAGGTCGCAGACGGCAGCCTGAATCTTGATATTTACTCCAAGAAAATCGGTGAGCTCTCCGGTCGGGAGCATCTTATCGAGTCCATTTGGAATGTTTTTGAGGCACTTGAAAAAGTTGTGGAGCCGGTAGCACGTGCCTGGCAGAAGATATTCTCGCCCATCACGGCCGATCAGATCTACAACATCGCAAAGTCAATTGACGAGTTTACTGCAAAGCTCAGCATCAGTGACGAGACAGTCGATAAAATCGAACGAACATTCAGTGGTATTTTTGCTGTGCTGAATGTTGGGAAAAATGTGCTTTTAACCGTTGGTAAGGTTCTGGGGGAGGTATTCAATGCTGTATCTCCACTTGCTGGCGGCTTTTTAAGTATTACAGCGTCATTGGGCGATTGCTTGGTTGAGATGGCCAATGCGGTCAATAACTCTAAGGCGTTTAAGACGACACTGGATGGTATTCACTGGATTATCGGAAAGGTGTCTGAAGGGATGCAGACCTTTGCAGGGGTACTGACTGATGTATCGAATAACGTCTCTGTCGTGTTCGACCCGTTAAAGACCCTTGGTGAGTGGTTTGAAAATTTTATTTCTTTCATTACACCAAAGCTGAAATGGCTTGCTGATAAAATCGGGGAGATTTTTGAAGAACTGGGCAGCGGTGCATCCGGTGCTTTTGGTAATCTGAATGGCAACGCACTTTGGGGCTTTGCGAATGCTGGAATGATTGCCGGGCTCATTGCAGGCATTAAGGGCTTTCTGGAAGCCTTTAAAGATATCGGCTCTACGGTTAAAGACACAATCGGGGGTGTGGCAGAACTTCTTAACAAGTTAGGAGAAGCTGTCACTGCATGGAAAAACAACAAGAACACAGAAACGCTCAAGACGATTTCGACCGCTGTGGCAATTCTTGCGGGGTCACTTGTTGTGCTTTCGCTGGTGAAGCCAGAACGGTTGGCTGCATCTACGGGAGCTATGATTGCGCTGTTCGCTGAACTGCTTGTGGCGCTTGCAATTTATGACGAAATTGCGAAAAAAGCCAAAAAAGTTGGCAAAGGCACCAGTTCAATGGTCGTTATGGCAGCAGGTGTTCTAATCCTTACGTCTGCGCTGAAGAAGATTTCTGAAATTGAAACCGGAAAGCTTCTGACTTCAGTTATCACATTGGGCACGGTGATGGCAGAATTGGTTGCCGCACAAGTTGCAATTTCAAAATGGGCAAAAGATGGTGCTAAGCATGCCATGGGTATGCTTGCAATGGCTGCGGCAGTTCGTGTCCTTGCAGAAGCAGTAGAACAGTTGGCTGACCTTGGCTGGGATGGAATTGAGAAGGGTCTTATTGCCGTAGCAGGACTGCTGGCGGAAGTTGCTGCGTTTTCGGGGCTGAGTAATTTTGGCGGACTGACGGCAGGAAAAGCAGTGGGAATTTTGGTCTTGGCAGCAGCACTGAGTGTGTTGGAAAAATCAGTGTCGGCATTCAGCAAGATGTCGGCAGATGAACTCCAGAATGGACTTGGTGCACTGGGTGCGATTCTTGGCGAAATTGCGGTTTTCAACATGTTGTCCAACTTGGCAGAACATGTGATTTCTACAGCAACTGCCTTAACTATTTTGTCCGGAGGGCTGCTGATTCTATCCAATGCTCTGGCAAACCTCGGTGGCATGACGCTCGGTCGGATCGGCGTGGCACTGGCAGCAATGGCAGGCGGACTGATTGAAATGGGCGTCGCACTGACTCTTGTAAAAGGCTCTCTTGGCAGTGCAACTTCGTTCCTTATCATGTCGGTTGTGTTGAATGCTCTCGTTTCTCCGCTGAAATCTCTTGGCGAAATGTCACTTGAAGAGATCGGGCATGGATTACTCGCAGTTGGTGGGGCACTTGGCATTTTTGCGATTGCTGTTGGAACAATGTCGTTTGCAGGTCCAATTGTCATTGCTGTTTCTGCAGCTCTGAGTTTGCTGGCAGGAAGCTTTGCATTGCTGCTTGGAACGATGGCAGCAGTAAGTCTAATGCCTCTTCAGATGGAAGCACTTGTCGTGGCACTTGGAACGCTTGGCTCTGCAATTGGCGTTTTTATCGCTGGAGTAATCGCAGGGCTTGGAACAGCAGCTGGAAGTATTGCTATTGCAATCGCTGAAATTATTGTAGCGGTATGCAACGCAATTGCGCAGGCCGTTCCTGCAATCGGCAATGCACTTGCTCAGCTCATCGTAGCCATTTGCAATGTTATCGTACAGTGCAGTGAGCCTATTGGACAGGCTTTGTTTACGCTGGGCACTATAGTGATCCAGACCATTATCGATCTGATCGCATGGGCATGGGATGGTGGCGGTGAGGGAGGCGGCATCAAAGGTGCACTGAGTGAACTGCTGGGAAATATTGTTGCATGGCTTTCTGAACATCTTAATCCGATAAACCTGTTTGGTGGCTTGCTGGGCACGATTTCGGGTTTCTTTGGCAAAATCGGAGAATACATGTCTCAGGGACTTGCCAATGGCCTGAATACTGGAGCTTCCGTGCAGACTGCAAACAACGGTGTTCAGACTCTGTGCAATAAGGTGAAGGATTTCTTTCGGAACGCGTTTGGAATCAATTCGCCTTCGACCTGGATGAGGGAGCTCGGCCAGTGGTTTGCACCGGGTCTTATAAACGGACTGAATGGAACAGCATCTATTACGAAGCTGAATGCTGGAACCAAGGTATTTGGTGAAAATGTAAAATCTGGACTTTCCGGTACGTTTGATGGTTTGAACCGTTGGATGTTCAGCAAAGGCAGTGATGCGGCCAGTAGTTTCTATAACGGACTGGGCGCGGCGAAGAATGTTCAAACTGGTTCCAAAGACGACTGGTTTGACGAGTGGTACGAAAAAGAGATCAGCAAGTACCGGAATGTGACTCCAAATACTGTGGCAGATGATGCTGCGGAAGATATTCTTGGAACACTTTTTGGCTCCGGAGATACGAGCCCTGCCGGTTCTGGCGGTACAACCACCGGCAAGAAAAAAGGCTCCTCCGGCACGAAGAAGACCGTGGCCCAGCAGATCGAGGAAAAGTACAAGCCGAAGCTGGAAGCAAACAAGGCGGCACGGGAAGCACTGGACAGCGAGTACGAGCTGTGGCAGACCGAGAACCAATATAGTGCGGACGAGGACACGCTGCTGGCGAAGAAGATGGAGAACGCGGCGGCAGAAATTGCGAACCAGACCGAGCGGGTGGCCATTGCACAGGCAAAGTACGACGAAATGCTGAAGCGCTGGGGCGCGGACAAGACCGAGACCAAGGAAGCCTACGCCAGCCTGCTGAGCGAAAAGACCAGCCTTGCGAAATTGCAGGCAGACCAGTACACCGGCCTGTTTGAAGACATTACGAAGCGGTATGACACCGACCTTGACACACTGGAAAAAGAGTACAACCTCTGGACTGCCCAGAACAGCAACACTGCCTCAAAGCTGGACAAGATCGATCGGGAGACTGAGTACCAGAAGGACGAACTGGAGCTGAAGCAGAAAAAAGAAGCCAAGGCGAAAGAGCAGTGGGAGACCCTGCGGAAGGAATACGGCGAAAGCGACCTGCGCACAAAGGAAGCCTGGAACGACTATCTGGATGCGCAGACCGAGAGCCTGCAGCTTCAAAATAACATTGCAAAGCAGTCTCTGAACAAGCTGGATGCGCAGCTTTCTATCATCAAGGATGAACAAAGCCGGATGCAGAGCCGCATGGACCTGCTGACGAGCGTCTACGACGACGGCAGTATTGCAGACCGTGCAGAGGCCTACAAGCAGGCTGTGGAAGAATACGGAGAGAACAGCGCTGAGGCAAGAAAAGCGAAGTATCAGGGCATCACGACCAGCATTCTGGGCACGGTGAGCGCTTTGCAGAACATGAATGCAGAGCTGCAGAAAACTGCCGAACTGCAGGATATCCTGAAGAAAGGCTATACGCTGGACGCGGACGGTAACCGGGTCGATCTGAGCGATGACGAGCGCAAGGGCTACGAAGACCAGCTGCTTTCTGCCCGCAGCTCTATGGTGAGCTTTGCAGGGGCACTGGCAGATGCCATGAATCTGGACGACAGCGGCAAGAAGCTGGTGGTAAAGCTTGCCAATGCCATCCAGAAGAACTGGGTGCCCATCAGCAACGCCTTTACCGAGGTATGGAAGAAAGCTTCCGAAGCCATGGGCGAAGAGATGAGCGGGACGCTGGAACGGGTGTTCGGTGCGGCGTTCAGCGAGGAAGGCATTGAAATCGGGACGGAGTTTCTTTCGGCCATTACATCCGCAATGCAGGGTGACTATGCCGGTGCGCTGGTATCCGCTGCGACCGCCATCATCGACCTGATGAGCACCGAGATGGGCCAGCAGCTTTTGCAGGAGACTGGAACGCTGATGATGGGGTTTGTGAGCAAACTTCAAAATGGAGCGGGACAGGTGCAAAACGCTCTGACCGGAAGCGGAGGCCTGTTGACCATGCTGAGCCAGCTGGGCACGGCAGGCGGCGGTGCGGCCATTACCATTGGCGGCATTGGCGAAGCACTGGGCGGGCTGGGCGCTTCCATACTGGCGGTGCTGCCGGAACTGCTGATTGTGGTGGGCATTATTGCAGCCATCGCGGCACTGATCGGCGGTATTGCGTGGTTTATCAGCAGCCGGAAGAAGGAAAAGGCCACCGGCGCAAAGGACGTTGGCTCGGAGATCGACAAGGGTATCAGCGATGGCGTGAAGGAAGATGCGCCCATTGTGGACGATGCCGTGAGCGACATGACCGAGAATGCCATGGACATTGCAAAGGGTGCGCTTGGGACCATCAGCAAGGTGATGGGCGACGACTACGAGTACACGCCCCAGATCGTGCCCGTGGTGGACCTGACCAACGTGCTGGAAGGTGCGGACGAGATCGACAATGCCTTTGCGGCGACAAGATCACTGAGCCTTGACGGAGATGTGAGCCGGAACCTTGCAAACAAGATCGATGCCGAAGTGCAGCTTCAAAATGGACTGAAGAGCGCCGGAAATGAGGACACGCTGCGTGCCATCAATGCACTGGCCGGGCACATGGACGGCGTGGCCGAGAGCATCAAGGGCATGAGCGTGACCATCAACGGCAGAAAGGCCATTGGCTACATTGATGACCGGATGGGACGGCTGACTGCAGCGAAAGTGAAGTGAGAAAATGGCGATCATCAAAGAACTGAACCCCGGTGATACCCTGAAAGTGTACGAGGACGGCGTTGCAGCAGAGTTTGTGGTGGCCCAGCACAACTACGAAAAAGACCTGAACGGCAAGGGCAAGACCATGCTGATGCGCACCACCCTGCTGAAAGACGCAGTGAAGTGGGGCAACAACAAGAAAGATGTTTCGTGGAAGAACGAGCCGACCCTGCGCAACTGGCTGGAAAACACCTACGCAGCACGGCTGAGTGAGGACACGCTGAAGACCATCGTGCCGGTGACGATCCGGTATGATTATGGTTCAAGTGAGAGCGGTACGCTGGAAGAACAGCGGTTCTTTGTGCCAAGGGTAGTAGACTTCAGCGGAGATACGGCGCTGTTTACGGGAATCCGAAGATTTTTTGAGGATAGTCTGAGCGGCGGCAGGGCGGATATTACCGAAGGAAGCAACATCTACGACCTGTGGACGTATGTGTTCAGCACGCGAAGCACCAAAAACTACGAAGATGGCGATAACACCCGCGGAGAGGCGCTGAGCCTTTACGTGAAGCACGGCAGAGGTGCCGACCCCGGGTCGCCGGGGTACATTAACACCTACTGGGATACGACAACGGGACAGTGGGGAGTTTCCAGCCCGAATATTCTCGTATGTTTCTGCGTGGACGAGAACGCCACGGTGGACGACAATGGATGTCTGACAGCCAACAGCGGACCGGAGATCCAGAGCAACTACTTTGGCATGAACGGCGTATTTGGGCGGTGGGGAAAGTTCGGGCTGCCGTACCGCGTTTATGATGCAGATGGTAACACCATTACCGTGACCGAAAAGCTGAACGGCGAAGTGCACAGGACGTTTACGGCAATTCAAAATGGAGTATACCGGTTTGAAATATCACAGAAAGAGCTGGAAAGCTTTGACTGGAACACCGACTATATCCTGACGGTAGAAGCCAGCGACGGCCGGACCACTAACCGGAAAAGCTGCAGAGTGAACCGCATCCGTTCATCCGGGTACGTGGTGTACATCGGGCAGATCAAAGGCACGGCGGATGGACAGAGCTACTACTGGACAGAGCGAAACATTCTGGACGATCCGTTCAACGAGAATGCGCCGGTGATCCTTGACCCGGAAGTGGCACTGGAAGCCAACGAGATCAGTTCGTTTACCTTTACTGTGCCCGTCTCGAACCCATTCTACGACAAGCTGGAGCTGAAAAAGCCGGTAGTCAGCATAGAAGAGGACGGCCGCGAGATCTTTATGGGCTATATCACCGAAATGGAAAAGAACTTTGAGCTGGACATGGAAGTGACCTGCGAGAGCGAGTTTGGATACTTGCAGGACAGAGACTGTCTGGTAGAGAACAAGTTCTACACGGCGTCCGAACTGCTGGCACTGGCGCTGACCGTGGAGGATGACCCGGAAGAACACGTCGGCTTCAAGGGCGAAGGCAAGGTGTTCCTGCCCGGAAACGTGACCGTAGAAAAGCCGGAAAGCGACACGGACAAGGAGACCAAGGCCATCAGCGACTGCTGGAGCGTACTGACCAACAGCCTGACCGGAAAGTACGGCGGATATCTGCGCCTGCGCAAAGAAATCAAAATGGTGGACGGCGTGCGCGTTTACACAAGATATCTGGACTATCTGGCAAAACTGAACGACAAGACCGATCAGGTGATCGAGCTTGGAAAGAACCTGCTGGACATTTCGTACTACATCAAGGCCGGCGACATCGTGAACTCGGTGAAGGCATATGGTTGGTACAAGAGCGGATGGTTCTTCTGGGAGACCACGAACCCCATCTCGCGGGAAGCGTACAACGGAGAATCCATCAAGAAGTACGGCCTGTGCCAGCGCGTCCTTGTGGTGGAAGGAACCGATTCCACGGGAGACAGCCTTTTGAAGAAGGCCACGGACGAGCTGAAAAAGTACAGCGGTTTCACCGGAAGTGTGCAGATCAACGCTGCAGACCTGTGTGATATTGGCGTGGACACCGACCGGCTGGACTTTATGAAGGAGACGTACGTGCTCTTGGAACCGCACGGTATCGATGACTGGCTGCCCTGCACGAAGGAAGTGATCCCGCTGCATGAGCTGGACCAGAAAGACTTTACCTTTGGTGCGACCACGGCAAAGCTCTCGTCTTTGCAGGCGGGCAACTTTGCAACGGCGGGCAAGGCGTGGAACGCGATCCAGTCCACCATTGGATACATCAACAAGTGAGGAAGATCAATGTACCATTCTCTTATTATAAATGTAGGCGACAACTACATTGACACCTGGGACGACTGGAAGCTGATCCCTTCCTCGCGGCCGGTGATTGCACCGCCCATTGAGCGGACAAAGTTCGTGACTGTGCCCGGCAGAGACGGCGCACTGGACTACAGCCGTACCCCTGCAAACCGTCCTACTTATGATGACCGTACCGGAAAAATTGAGTTCTACCTCGAAAACGACTATGCCGGCTGGGACTGGGAGACCGCGTACACGACCATCTGCGAGACCTTGAAGGGACAGCGGGTGCGGTTTGCGCTGGAGGACAATCCAAGCCATTATTATTCGGGTCTCTTGTGGGTGAACCAGCTCAAAAGCGACAAGGGGCACTCGAAGATCACGCTGGAGTACAACTTGCACCCGACCATGTACACCCTGAAAGTGGAAGCCGTGGCGCTGAACGTATACGATCTGAAGCTGAACAGAGGCATGGAGTACCAGCTGCTGGTGGGCGTTGGGCCGACGAATACGTTCTACCGCAAGATGAACGTGACCGCGAAACCGCGGGACGTGGTGAAAATTACTCAAAATGGAACCATTCTGGCCCTGCGGAAGGGCACAGCGGTGGTGACGGCAGAGTGCGGCGGCGTGAAAGCCGAGTGCACCGTGACGGTAGGCGCTTACGAGAGCTTTACCATTGAGCGGGCACTGGACGGCGTGAGCGAGACGAACCCGGTGGTGAGCATCGTTGCCGGCATGAGCTATCAAAATGTGTTCAACGTAGGCGACAGCGAGAAGGAAATGCTGGAACTGACCGTAGAGATGGGCGGCACGGATGTGACCGGAAGTTGTGTTGCCATGGCAGAGGACAATGCGAGTGCGCAAATCAAAATGGCATCGGTGACGGGAAATATCAAGATCACAGCGCATGCTGCAGCAAAGCCGGTGGCGGCGATGCTGTGTGCAGATATCCTGCCTGTGGAGGTAAAGCCGCTGAAACGGGTAGAAGGAGCATTCCGGCTTGGAAGATGAAAGGAAGGATGATATTTGAGTTTGGAAGCGTACTCCATTTTGAAAAATGGAAACGAAAAGCTCTCGGAGCATTTCAAGGTGCGCGAGTTCTACTGCCGTGACGGCAGCGACCCGGTGTTCATTGACACGGCGCTTGTGGAGGTGCTGGAAAAGATCCGGACGCACTTTGGCAAGCCTGTGACAATCACGAGTGGATTCCGCACGGCAAGCTGGAACGCAAAGCAGAAGAATGCCGCAAAGTTCAGCCAGCATCTGTACGGCAAGGCGGCAGACATTCAGGTGCAGGGCATCAGCGTGGAGCAGGTGTATGCCTACGCGGACAAACTGCTGGGCAACGCCGGTGGCTGTGGCATTTACCCGCCCGGTCTGGGACGCACCAACGGCTGGGTGCATGTGGACGTGCGCAAAGCCAAGAGCCGCTGGAAGGGGTGAGCGCCGATGGAAAGCATCATTGCCGCCATCCTCAGCGGTGTTGTGACCCTAATCGGCGTACTGATCGCAAACTCGCGTTCCAATGCCGTGATGGAATACAAAATTGAGGAGCTGACCCGGGAAGTCCGCAAGCACAACGGTTTTGCGGAGAAGATCCCGGTCATCCAGAGAGACATTCAGGTGTTGAACCACAGAATGTCCGACATCGAAGTACATGAATACGAACACGAAAGGAGCAACGTATGAATTTCAACATTACTGCAGGCACCATTGCACGTACTGCCGTTCTGCTGCTGGCTCTGTCCAACCAGATGCTGAGCGCCATGGGCAAGAGTCCGCTGCCCATCGAGAGCACCACTGTGGAACAGCTGGTGACGGCTGGCATCACGACCATTGCGGCACTGGTCGCATGGTGGAAGAACAACTCCTTTACGAAGGAAGCCATTGCGGCCGACAAGGAGTATGACCGCTTGAAGGCAAAGAGCGGGAAGTAAAAATGATATTTTGGGCAGGGCAGGAGCGGAAAATGTGATCCACACACGTATCCAACGCTGAGTGTTTCTTCTGCACTGCCTGAAAATAATTCATCTGGCACTCACCGAAGACAGGAACTGTCTGCATAATTCAAAATGGAGTGACCGGTAAGATGAAGAAAGCCCCTGCAACGATCGTTTATGGCTCTGAGTGGGAGCTGTGAGCGAAAATTGCAGGGACTTTTATTTTTAGAGGAAATGCGATATTATAAGAAGATTGATAATCAACAAGAGAACTGGACTCGATAGACGGCGAATGGATTTGGACGGGGCATTGTTTGGGTGGATTTTTTGACGAAAATATATCGATAATACGAGCAAAATTCAACAGTACGGGGTTTTTGTAACACCATTTCTATCTGATATTTATAAAGCCAATACTATGGAGCTGTTCTCTCGAAGAATCGGGAAAATGGCTCTTTTTTACGTTTTAACGCAAAAAATATGAACTGACTGGAACTTTCTGCATTTTTAAAAAAGAAAAATTGTGAATCAAAAGTGCATAGCTTAAAATTGAAATTTGTGGAAGGTGGTTTACGGGAAATTGTGAAGGAATACGCAGGGCGTGTCTTACTACTTTGGCAGGAAAATAACGATGATGCGTGAGGCAAAAATTGTAGCACAAAAAGCCAATTTTGTCTTGAACTTTTTGCCGTATGTGCTAGAATAAAAGAGAAAGGCATCCTTGTGTCCAACAGATATCTGGATGTGAATATTGGAAAGTAAATTCGGAGGTAATCACAATGGCTGATATGTTTGCACCGCTGGTAGCACAGCTGAAGGCAAATCCCA